AACAACTCGCCCTCTTCCTCGCCGTACATACGCTGTACCGGGAAGAACTCATTAGTAGAAATGAGCGTAGGGTCAGGCTGAATTTTTACTCCGTCCTCTCCAACTTCGGGGGGAGGTAAGAGGTAGATTCCTCCGGTTCGTCCTCGTACATAGGGGAGGATCGCTTTAGGAAATGTTGGAATTTCTTGGGGATTCTCCGCGATCCGAACTGAGTCCTCTTGACTAATCTCTTCGGTTGCCGGAGCGGCGACGAACTTTCGCCCAATTGCAAGGGGATTGGTGATGTGTCCTCTGTGGGGGCAACCGCTGCACCCGCCGGGGTTTCGTTGTTCAAAGATGCTGCAACTATGCGGTTTGCCAAAAGTTTCATTCGCTTTCCTCAGCGTAGCGTCAGGGTTATATCCGGGGTAGTCCTCGGATATGAGATGTATGGCAGTTTCCCAATCAGTGCAATGCCGTGCGACCGACAGCGTAGAGTGCCACAGTGGTTCCGGCAGGGTACGGGAGTTGATCAGCGCGTTCTTAATCTGAGCGCAGCCGTTATCGCTAAGACTTTTCTCAGCAATGTCCTGAAACGCTACCTCGTAGTTTTCTAACTTGGCTATCTGTTTAGTATCTTCATCCAGACCTTTAGGGATGAGATCAAAAATTGATCCGGCTGAGTTACCGTTAAGATGAACATCACCTAAATAATCTTTAAAGACATTGAAATCGTACTGGTGATACTCGTCTGTCAGTAACTTAGTCGGGTTCGGTGGATCAGTCTTGAAGTTCAGCGTCTCTGGGCAACGCATGATCCTAGTAACGTCTGCTGTTACTACTGGGTCGATCTTCATGTGATCCAAGCACAACTGCTTGAACTTGTCGGCGTAGGGCTTCCACTCCGCTATAGGTACGTCCTGTTCAAACGGCCAGTACGCATGGATACCGTTGCCTGAATCAACAACGATAGGAGGCGGGAGTTCTGTAACAGTAAGGAAGTGATCCAGATCTTCGATAGCCGCGACTTTGCTCTTGTAGCAACCGTCTTTGTCCGGCTTAACATCCAGATCAACAAAGAACGAACGGCAGTACGCCGCGTAATCGCTCATGCGGCTGTGGCCGCTAAAACTGCTCAGTGCAATAAATACGTTCTTACCGGCTGCACTAATTTCTTCTACTAGGCTCTCAACCTCATCAAGGCTACTGGCAAACCGATTGGCTACCTTCTTGTCCTTGGAGATCTCAGTTACACAGTAGAAGCCCTGCGAAGGTAATACGTTCTCATAAAATTGTTTTCGCATGGACACCAACCCACTTAGATAAAAAAGGCGGGGCGACAGCCACCCCGCCAACCTCACGATGAAAAGTTTAGACTCGCTTGCCAGTCATCTCCTCTATGTAGTTCTTGGCTTGCTTCAATGTAGTAGCCGGAAGGGTGCCATTCTTCATGTCTTCTTCGACCAAATACATGAATGCAGAGACAACCTTGAACCTATGCTCTTGAATCATCCGTCCACGGAACCATAGGTGTACCGTGTTCCTTGATACGTCAAGCGCCGTAGCGACGTAAGCAATAGGCAAGTTTGCCTCCACACAAAGGCGACCAAGCCGTATCCCCAACAGAGAGGGATCACCATTCTGTAGTGCTAACAGCAGCCTATCGCCAAATGTGCGGGGCATGGTTTAACTCTTCTTCGACCACTTCTTGATTACGTCAGAGACATCCGCAGCAGGCGCGGCGTCGTCCGCCTTCCTAGTATCCCGTACCACAGGCTCGCTCATAGCCGCAGGGCCAGTCACGATTGGGCCTTCAGACGCTTCGGCTTCGTCCTGTTGGTACACGGTCAACTTGATAGCACCTTCCGCAGCCTTGGTCTCTCGCTGACGCTGAACTGTTTCTACATCAGACTCAGGTACAACACCAATGGGCGAGAACAGCAACTTCGGAACAGGCGACTTGGTGTCGAACTGCATCTTAGTCACTACGCGACCAGCCGAGATGTTGTTGTTAGCAAGCATCTGGATGTAGGGACGGAACGGGTACTTGCCGCCTTCTTCCTTACCAAAGCAGGACGTAGCAGGCAGTACCAACTGCATCACATCGCCACCCGGATCTTGCGGCAGAACCACCGCAGTACGCCATGACAGACGGCAGGCAGCGCCGCTTCCGCCTTGACCCGAACCCTTCACCGACCACTGACAGGAGTCGCACGAGGTAGCCTGCGGGGTCTTAACTTCTGGATCAGGAGTCTTGGAGTCTGACGACCAACAGACCGGAGCGACCTTCTCGCCTTCCTTGTACGCGCCCGTGTAGTAGGTACGGCTAGCGTTGTGCGCCATCTTCACAAAGATCACGTTCATGTGGCGATCTTCGATGGAGCCAATCTCCTTGCCACCAGCCATCTTACGGAACACGCCGCCCTTAATGGAGATACGCTTGGAACTTGCACCGCCACCGGCTACGGCTCGTGTATCGTCGTCAACTCCAGTCTGGATGTTGGCGAGTTCGCTCTTCAAACTTGCAATGATATCGTTACTCATAAATCCTCACTTACTGGCTTTACGTACTGAAACACCATACTCACGCATTACGTTCACGCCGGGGGGTAGCCCGTCATTCACGTTCTCTCTCAAAAACTCTCTAAAGTTGCCTTGATGTATACGCCGCTCAAGCAACTGCACTGCTTCGTTATCGAGGACAAACTTGTAGAAGTTATCCCAGTCTTGACAGAAGAAGCGTTCGTTTAACTTCCGCATAACTGTGCCGTGCTTGGTCTTGATACTGTCAGCGTTCACCGCATTGCACATCTCAAGCATCACGGCTTCTAACTTGGACATATCTTCTTTCAACTTCGCATCGGCCAACTCGTAATCACGCAGCAACCGCTCACGCTCTGTACGAATCCCCAGATACGCCTCAACTAACTCATCTGTATTACCTACTGTCATACTTCCTCCAACTCCTGTGTATACAGGTCTACTAACTTTTGATGACTGTTAACTTTACCTTGCAGCATCTCGTACATCTTTCGTTCGACTTCCGAGCCACGCAAATGCACTACTAACATCTTGTTTACTTGGCCTACTCGCTCAATACGTGCAATACACTGAAGGTAGGTCTCTACACTCATCACGGGCGACCAGAACACCACCGTGTCGGCAGCAGTCAAAGTAATTCCGTGTGCAGCAGATTGCGGCTGAATGATGAGAACTCGCGGATCAGTCTGCTTCTGGAACCGATCAATGATTACTGACCGATCCCGCGCCGTAACTGACCCCTTGATCACATCGTTCGTAATGCCCTCTTTAGTTAGGTACTCGCTCACTACGTCGATAGAATGCAAGAACGGAACGAATACTACAACCTTATTTGTCGTTTCTTCAAGTACCTCAGACAACGCTCTTAGCCGGGGCGACACATCGAACTGCACAACGTCATGCTTGTCCGTGTACACAGACCCGGCGGAGATCTGCAAAAGTTTACTCAACGATGCTGCTGCATTGACGGCTGAGATCTGCTCACCCGCTGCTTCTATGAGTAGTTGCTTTTTTAACTCAGAGTAATACTTGACGACCTGCGGCGTAAGTTCCACATCGCGCATCTGATGTACGATGTCTGGCAGATCAAGGCATTCTTTCTTGGTATACCGTATCGCTGGCTGCAACGCCCGAAACACTTCATCAGTCGCAATCGACTTCGGTACCCATTTGAACTTACTGACTTGAGCCATCACACGGTCACGCCATGCGGTCGAGAACTTCGGCACTCGTGCAGGGCTGACCAACTTAGCAAGACCGAACGCATCCACAGGAGACTGCGCTGCCGGTGTGCCAGTCATCATCCATAGCCACGTAGTCGGCTCAATCAACTTAGCCAGAGTCTTCCAGCGTCTAGTGGAAGGAGTCTTATATGAGTTCGCTTCGTCAACGATGATCAGATCAAACTTGGCCTGCTGTAACTCAGACAGTATCACCGTCGTACCGTCGTAGTTAATCACCGTGAAATCGTACCCTTCATCTAGTATCTTCTTACGCTTGGACGCAGAGCCATGTGCTACGCCACAAGTACGGTGCATCGCGGTTTTGAATACGTCGGCTTGCCACGCTGAGTACATGATAGACAACGGGCAGATGACAAGAACTTTCTTGATCACGCCTTTATTCATCAGGTAATCCGCAGCCCAGATCGCCGCGCTTGTCTTGCCCGTCCCGGCCTCGTTAAAGCAGAACGCTCGCTGCCTTATCGACAGAAACGCCGCTGTGTCTTTCTGGTGGGCAAAGGGTTTGTAGAGTCCCGGCCACTCGTAGTCACGTTCGATAGGTGACGGAATCTTGGGGATGTTCTGGTTGGGGAGGAAGTGGTCTAGGTAATCGGCAAGTACCTTCATCTCGCCGTGATCCCAATAGATCAGCACTTCTTTGTTATGCGTGTTGTCCCGAATGAGTTCAACGCGCTCTAGCCGTGCCGTGATTTCGGCGGCAAAACTATTCGATACGGTAAGTCTTACCGCTGTGTTATCTACTATTTGCATACTGTACCTACTGAATTAAAAAGCCCGTATCGTGGGCCAGACGGTTAGCGCCTAGGGCAAGAGGTGTGGGCGGGGTCGCCCGACCCTATCACTAACTGACATGGTTATCTGAAGAAGGCGTGGGTGGAGAATCCTCTTCAGGCACACTCATGTCTTGTGCATTACTTCATTGCTCCGTTCGACTTGCGACGGAACGACCGATTTTTACTAGGTAACTCTAGCCGAGTCCCGTCACCATTGCTACCACCTTTCGACAACGCTTTGACATGGGCAATGTCCTTGCCCTTTCGGCTAATACCTTTCTTGTCGTAACTACGACGCGCACGCTGGCGCTCCATTCGGTTTTCGTGTTCGCCTCTTTCAACCTGCTGCGCGTACTCTTTTTTGTACGGCCGCGCTTTGTTCACGTAAGGCATAACTACCTCTGTCTATAAAAATTACAAGAAACTACAGGACACCAACCGCACAGACCGCCCGGCTTCGCCATCCACATATTGTTAGCAAACGCCATCTGCAACTGATCCAAGTGCGGTAGAAACTCCTTCCACAATTTGTCTGACTCAGCCTTCTCATAGTCTTCAGTAATGAATGTATTGTGCATCACGAACAACAGCCCGGCCTTGATGCGTTCGACTTGCGGGAAGTGGGCAAACGTCATCAACGCCATCAACTTCAACTGTTTAAGATCCGGGTACTTGTTACTTCCTGTTTTATAGTCAACGATGTAAGCATCCGCCCCGTCAACGATCAGTAAGTCAACGATACCCCGCACCCACCTAGTATCGGAATCAAACGCGCAAGGTTTCCGATCCTGTGAGAGTGCCATCTCATATTCGCAATACCGCTCTCCTTTAATCTCAAGCAGTGCATCAAGTTGCGGCTTAAACCGCTGATAGTTCTTGGCAAGTGCCGTGCCGTCACGAACGTAGTTCTCAAGAGCCTTGTGTACTTCCGACCCATATAGCATCTGCTCAGAGGGCTTCTTAATAAAGTCCCGCGCTACCTTGGTGTGGTAGTACTGCTTCGGGCAGGTAATAAAATCCTTGAGACTACTGAACGACCATTGAATCACTAACATTCTCCGTATGACTGACCGTACTTTGCTTCACATGCGACCGGCAGTCCCTCAGCCCAACTAGGGGGAGTAGACATGACCTGTGTCGTAAATGCAACTGCCTCTTGTATTTCGGCTTTCGGCACAACTAATACGGCTGCGTCATGCACGGTCAATACAGGGCGGTACCGCTCCCGTAATTTCAGCATCTGCTGACCCACGATGATGCGAGCCAAGGCTTGCACGATGTTCTCAACAATAGCCCCGCCCCATATCGAAATTACCCCTTTGCGTGACTTGTACGTATACTTGTTGTCACTCACACGTAAGTCTGGGTATCGTATAAATAATTGATTCGGGAGACGGATGCCCGTTGAAGTGACCCATACACTCTTGTGTTTCCCTATGGGATAAGGGCGTAATTTACTAGGCCATGAAGATAGGTGGTTAAGCGAGTTCTCACACTCCCGCCATAGATCCGTGATCATGTGGTTTGACTCCCGATACAGATCAACAATGCGTTTGCATTCCTCTTCCGGAAGATCCGCGCCGGGGGGTTGGGTCTTCAACGTGTGCTGAAGTTTCTTGGCTCCTGTGCCGTAACCAAGACCAAGAACACAGGTCTTACCTACGAATCGTTCGACCGGGTTGGCCTTACTGATCGGTCGCTTATAAATCTTCGTGGCAAAAATCGAATACACATCCTCGCCCTTGCGGAACTGCTCGACCACATCATCCTGCCCTGCAAGCCACGCCAACACACGCGCCTCGATCTGTGAACTGTCACAGTTAATGACGTAATGATCCTTCGGGGCGACTACTGAGTTCTTCAGTGTCTTCTTTTTCTTGTCACGGCTAGGCAAGTTCTGGAAGTTAACCGAGTCAGAACCGGCCCAACGACCTGTGTGAGCGCCATAATACTTGAGCGGGATAGGTATCCTGCCACGATTCCTAGCGCCAATACCGATAAAGCGTTCAATACGTGATTCCTCGATGGTTGATTTCGTGCCAAGTCTCACGGCACACAGTTGTTGAATGACCGGGTTATCGTGTTCCGATAACGCAATAAAGCCCTCGTCGTTCTTGGCAAGGGCGAAAGTCTCTTTGCCCGTAGTCGGGCTGATTTTCATCGGCACAGGTATGCCCAACTCCTTCAGCACCGCAGCAAACTGCGGGTTACTCGCCAGTTTCGCCCGTACCTCTTCCTCACTCTCAACACTTAGTACCCCTTTCAATCCCGCCAAGAGTTCGCTTTTCTCAGCCTTGATCTCTTCAAGCCGCTCGACCAGCAGCGCGTCGTTGACCTCAAGCACGGGCTGCGTGTACATACGCAGGGTCATGTCGATCAGATCTAGTTCTTCTTGCGGGAAAAAATCCGAGAGCAGAACATTGAACAACTTGAAAGTAAGATCGACATCGTTAATGCAATAATCCCCGTAAGCAGCAAGATCGGCAGGAGTAAAATCTTGCCTACGTTTCCCTTGCGCGTTGATGACCTCCGTACCTTTTTCCCCAAGCGCATACATCTTCACCAGATTAGCCAATGACCCGCTGACTTCTACGCCGTGCTTAGCACGGGCCATGCACAGAGTATCGAAGTAATAAGCAGGGACGATATCAAACACCCACGCCAGAATCGCCCCATCAAACATCATGTTGTGGCAGAGCAGCGCGGAGTTATCCCAGTCAACTTGATCCAGCCACGCCTTGATCTCTTGCTTAGTACCGCTGAACCACTGTGTCGGGGCATCGTCGATCTTCATCCCTACGCCGATGACTTCAAACTGTGGGCTGCGGATATACTCCTCAGTTGTCATGCGCGATAAGGAGAAGCCCTTATCGTAAAAAGTCTCAAAGTCTAGTGTTACGAACGCCACGCTTACCACCCCTTTTTGCTTTGTCTAACTCTTCTCTTAAATACTTGATCTCGTGGTAGCACTGCCAGAGTACGCTGCCCACGGCTAGGAATTTAAATTCGGTTGTTGTACCTGCGTTGTTGATCTCGTCCGGTAGGGCGCGGATCAGATCTAGGATGTCGTCCTCGGTACCCACTATAGTTTCCTCAGTACAAGCATCTGCGGGTAATAACGGATTTCAGCAACCCCTGTACGCAAGTCAATCGCTCGCATCAGACTGTCCAATAGTGCGGCGATAGCCAAACGGTTGTTCTTCACTTCTGGATCAAAGTGCTTACGGAACTGTTCAGTGTACGCCGGGTTGTACGTACACGCCAGATCTTCGATGACATAGTAACCACCGGAACGCACCGCGCCCCATGCGTTGTTGAACATCGCTGCCATGTGTTCAGAGATGTGGGAGGCATCGTCAATGAAGAGATCGACGGGTTCAGTGAAAGTGTTCTTGCACAGATCTTCAATCCGGATGTGTACATTCGTCATGTCCTTGCAGAGTTCCGCACACTCTTCGCGAATGTCGTAGCCTATGATCTTAGATGCAGGCAAGTAGTTACCCCACATACGCAGTGATGCGCCACACGCCACACCCGCCTCGCAGACCGTCAGATTCGTACTCTTGCGGCTACGCCCTGCCAGAAGTTCATTGATGATCTTCTCGTACTGCACAGTGTAGTTGTGCTTGAGCGTACCCTTGTCGCTGCCGTACAGATCAGCAAGCCCAGTCAGCGTCATCTCTTGCAGGTTTACTTCACCTACATTCGGCACGTACTCTTCGGGCTTCACGGTGTCCAGATACCGGCGCACCCCACCTCTAGCGAGCGGATCCATATTCCTTCCTCAGTTGGTCACGGACAAGTACAAGTAACTTGCAGATCGTGTGGGTCTCGTGCTTTTTCTGCTTGGCTTTCGCAAGCATGTCGTACTCACGGGCATACATCTGAATGATGTCCCATCGCAGCACCTCAAGTTCCCCTTCGTCACTGATCTTCGCCCAAATCGTGTCGGGGTTTACAGTGACGTTGCCTTCCGGCATTTCCAAGTAGGCTTCTTCCTCACTCATATACTATCTCCTTTGATACTGCTAACCATTCCTGTCCGTACTCGACATCCTTGAACCCGTGGAACCACGGCCCACCTCTGGTGAAGTGAACAGCAACCGGATTCGGACAGTCGTTGCGGGTGTGCCACCCTTCTAAATAGTTATATGCGATTGGTAGATGACCTACATGTTTACCCGCCCACTGAAGTTGATGCAGGTACATTCCACTTTGCTTGTTTACATCTTGAAGCGTCAGTCCTTCAACCGTGTTCTTGTGTCCGCAGTTGATCAGCATGAGGCTGCTCCAATTCTTTCTCGGGTACTGATGCTGTACCTTGCCGTCCATCTTGTGGGTTTCTTTTGGTGTGTAGTTATGTGGAACTACGCATACTCCGCAGGATGGGTTCATGTAGTCCTGTAGTCCCGCGACATCGCCTCGCCAGAAAAAGTCACAGTCCATGAACACCGCCCACCCCTTGTATCCTGCGAGATACGGTACGAGGAAACGGGTGAATGAGAACTCTGTGGATGACAACGGGTCTTGCTCACGCCAGTATATCCCGCGCTCGCGCATCTCATATTGCTTGATCGGTTTGATGTCGAGCGGTATGGACGTATGCTTGAGCAGGGAGTGACGGCACACTTGGTACGCGATGTCCTCGCGGCTGTCCCAACCGATGAAGATTTTCATGTCTTTTTGATCCCCTGTGCGAGAGCGAAAAACTTCTCTAATTTCTGCACTGTGATTTCCGTGCTGTTCATTCCGAATACGATCCCGGCTTTCTGGGCGAGTTGGATCACGGTGTATCGCTCACCACCTTCCAGCGACCGGGCGCACTCTTCGCAGTGTGTTTTCTTACGGATCCTTGGGTGGAGGTTGCAGTAGTCGCATGTCAGTTCCTTGTCCATCCACTGCCAGCCGAAGCACAGTCGCATCATGGCGCGGTGGAATGCGTGGGGTTTGCGGGTTACTCCAAACTGCTGGACACCCTCTGCCCCCGGCAGTAGCCAGAACCCCAGTACTTTCTTTTGGTACACAGATGTCATTTGCTTTCTCCTCTCGCACGGATGGCGGCGGCGCATTGAAGCATCATCCAAGCCTGCGCCTTTTCGTTATCGTCGCCTTTCAGTCCGTGGCGAGTTGCGTAATCGTGACACACCTTTGCACACGCCTCCCGCTCGGCGGCTACAGCATCCCGTAGCCGCTCGTTCTCCCGCAATGCCTTGAGGACGTGCCGCAGCGACGGGTACTGGCTGTAGTCACCAGACGCAATCATCTCGTCAGCGTTTTCGTTCCAAATGAATTCGCCTTCTGCGGTAACGCGCAGGACTTCCTCTCCGCTATTAACATTTCCGCTACTAACGTATGCGGTGTATTCGTAGGTCATCGTGACTCCTCCTTCACTGGCCACTTTGCTGGCGTAGCAGAAAAACAAGTTGCGCCGCTGACATCTAGCGTCGTTTCACCCACCGGCTCTGCCAGCGCAGCGTGGAGGGCGATTACCGCTAGGTCGCGCTTGCTTTCCCAGTGATGCTCGCTGATTTGCACCAGTTTGTTTGGGTCGTCAAGCAACGCCTCCAACGCCTGCTGGGCGGCTTCGCGTAGGGTTGTCATGCGGCACCTCCACAGGTAACCCGTATCGGGCAATCTGAACGCGAGCAAACGTAGCCATAAGCCTTGCCGTCCGCGCCGATACCACACACGCGGCACCCGCGCTTTTGCTCTACGCCAATGGCTTTGCCCCAAGGGATCTCGGGATACTGCGGATCTGCCAGCGCGGCCTCAAGCCGCTCAACGATTGCCCATTCCTCTGGGCACATATCCATCTGCCCGACAGACTTCATGTACTCCAACGCCTGCTGTGCGGCTTCGCGTAGTGTGGTCATCGTGGTTGCTCCTGTCGTGCGGCTTCCACTTCAGATTCAGTAGGGTATCGCCTGATGGTGCCATCGCTGAAGTATTCCAGTTTCTTTAGTACCTTTCGCAGCCGCTCAATCTCTTTGTCCTTCTCGGCGGCAATAAGGGCGGCGAAGCGTTCCATCAACTTCAGCCAATTCTCGTCCGGATAAGCGTGTAATACGAACCCCGCCTCCCTCGCCATGCGGATAATGTCGTCGCGGGTCATTTCGGCCCCTCCTCTTTTAAGTTGGTCCGCGTGTAAGCCCTGTCATACATTGTCTATCTCTGGGAATTTCATTCCTGTTCCTCCACCTGCTTCGGAGCCTTGGCTCCACAAACAGGACAGTAGTTCACTTGGCTTGCATACTCGCCATTGCTGACCCAATAAGTCCCATCATCTTTCTCGTAGCAAATATCCACGGCAATACCGTAGACGTCGCTAGGTGAGTCGAGTGTGCAATTATGTTGTTCGGTCATCGCGAGCCTCCAACAGGGTCGGCGTTTTTATGGATCACAACATACGCAAGCACATCACCGTCGAACCTACCTTCTGTGACTGCCGCGATCACATAGTCACTTGTAAGTGCATTGATACACCGCTGCGCTTCTCTCAGCGTTCTGAATCCGATTAACGTAGCCTTCGGAGTTTGGCTCATTTTGGTTGCTCCTGTCGAATCTCATCCAAAATCTTTTGTTGTTCAACACGTTCAGCATCCCGCGCCGAATCCGCCGCATCCGTCGCAGCGAGTTCCAATAGTTCGCGGTCGCTATTGCTCATGGCTTGCACTCCCTAATCATCTGGTCGATGGCTTCGCGCACCCTGTCCCATTCATGTGGATCGATTCGTACTACGGCCTGCCCACTGCCAGTCTGTCTAACCAACACGAACTCACCGCCTCCCTCGTCCGTGATCTCCACTTGTGTGGCGGACTCATCGAAGATCGGCTTGTCATCTGCAACGACTGTCAGTTGTGTGACGCGGATTCTCATGGCTCTTGCACCCATCGCGCATCTTGCGCTCTCAGTTGTTTGACTTCTGCTTCCAGTTGTTCAATGCGACCCACATACCATCTGATCCGCTCCCTCATTTCACGGATCTCTTGCTGGTACTCAGATATGGTGTGGGACATACGATCCCACTCGCGATCCCAATCATCTTCTTCGTGGACAACCATACGTCCTCCTATTTGGCTAATGTCCAACCAAACGCCAGCCCCACAAAAAACACCACCGTACAGATCACGATCTCTGCGATCAACGCCTCGTGCTGCCGTACTTCAAACTCGGCCTCCATCTTGTCGATCTCTTTACGCAGATCACGGATCTCAGCCTTCAACCTGTCCTGTGCATACTCCATCACGCCACCTCAAATAGTTTCTTACGGTTCTCGCCCTTGTAATGCAGGATCTTGGCACCCTCGTGTACATACTCTGGCAAGCACCCATACTCTGCTTCAACCATCAACGCCACACGTTCGGAGTGCCGCTCGAAAAAGATACGTAGGGCTTCTTGATCTCCGTACCACTTCTTGAACTTGGGATCCAACTCGTCGTAGATCTTGAGCAGATCCATCCATACGTTGTTGTCTTTGACCACAACGGTACATCCGACATATGGATACAACTCACCCAACGTCTTGCCCTTGTACTCGTCAAACCGTATCCCACGCTGGTCAATGTTGAACTCTGCGTCACCGTTAAACGTCCTTTGCAGGAAGGCAGCGTCTTTGCCGCTCAATAAGTCTTCCACCACGATCTTGTCTTGAATGATCATGTCGGTGTCCAGATACATCACAGGAACATCGCTGTTCCACCGGGAGTACGCTTTCGTGCGCGAATACATCAGATTGTCTTTGTCTACATCGACCACATACCGCGCTGCCACGCCCATCACATCCGGAGTTGAGTAATCCGTAAACATATACACCGTAGCGTCTGGGTTGTGGCGCAGCAGTGACTTGACCATCTTCTGTGGATAAGAAATGTCTTGCCCAACGTGGAAGAAAGCGAAGTGACTCGCCTTGCGCTCGCGCAACCCATACAGAATCTCTAGTTCATGCTTGACCTGTGACACTTGCAAATCCCACGGCGCGTTCATGTTCTCGCGCTGAAAGACCTTGACGCTCGGATACCACAGGCTCTCGTACCCCTTGCGGTTGTTCCAGTACCATAACTTGTTGGCATCGAGCAGCATGACAGGCTTACCCAACGCACCGGCCAGATGCACATTGGCGTTCGACGGAGACACGATCACATCACACAACTCCATCAACGCGGCCATGTTCTCCAGATCGAAAAACGCATCGACCTCTGGCGTAATCAAGTTTGGGTGAAACCCTTCCGCATCCTTGCGCGAGTCCCCGTACTGAAGGTTGATGAACTTGGTGTTGGGCAGATCGAACAACGTCCGCATACCCTCAAGCCCGACAGACTTGTGCGGCCCAATGACCGGAGCAGTGCTGACCCACGACAGGCCGATCACCCGCTCGTCCTTCAACCCCAGACGCTTGCGCCAACGGTCAACGAACTCCGGTTCTGCCTTCATGTAGCCTTCTGCCCGGTGCAGTGGGATGTCCTGCACCTCGCGTATAAAGTACTTACCGAGACTGGCAATCGGAATGTGCGAGTCATGCTCCGACATCTTTACCCGGAAACTATGGGGCAGGAACGTCACGTTCTCCGCCTTGCACCCACGCTGTAGCGGTCCAACCAGACGCGAGTCGATCAGCACCGTGACATGGGTACACTCTTCGGCCAAGGCTTGAATGAGCGAGGCATACAGCAACTGATCGCCAATCCCCTGCTCGCACCAGACCACAGGCCGCTTCATGTGACTGAACCGTACCCACTGCGGATGCTTGGTGTAGAGTTTGGGTGATTTAAATGCCTTGCTGCCCCACCGCCGCTCGTACCCTTTCCAACCGTTAAGGAAGTCGCCTGTCTGTAAAGCGAGCAACCCAACAGTCCACGCCGTGTCGTTGTTCTCCGGTTCAAGACGCGCCGCGATATCGAAATACCGCTTCGCCGCATCCCAACGGTGCATCTCCCAATGACAACGCCCTGCCTGCAACATCGTCACGGTGACCATAGGAAGTAGGGAATTGACATTCTCCAAGATGCCAATCGCATCGTCGTACTTGCCTTCCTGTGCGGTCTTGTACCCGATGTCATAGACGTACCGGGCCATATCGAACAGCGTTTGCTGTTTGGGTTGCTGCTCACTCACCAGTAATATCCTCCAGTCTTACGTCGCGAACACGCCCAGTTCGGGGGCGGCACATGGCTCCAATCGGTCTCGCGCTCCCACTGCCACTGGCGATACATACGCTTAAACCAACTGATCATGTCATCTCCTGCGGAACAAGTTGGATCAACCCAACGGGCAGCGACACAGCGGTCTTGTTGTCCCTACGCGGGTAGATCAGTACACGACTCGGATGCTCAAGCATAAGTGCATTGGCTATGCCTTTCTCGATACCCTCAAAGTCATCCAACACGAACACGGTCTTCTCGTGAATGATCTTGTTCAGTGGTTCAAAGTCATCCGGAGACAGTCGCCCGTCCAGATATACCAGATCGACCTTGACTTCCTTCTCTGCCAAGTCCTTGAACATCTGTGTCGATGTCTGTTTGTGGTACTGGATAACGTCCCTATGTATATCCAAAGTTATGTGATTCGACATATCACAGGTGTAGATTTTTTTAAGTGGCGCTGCAAAAGACATGACCGTCGTGGATACCCCAATGAATGTACCGACCTCGGCAATCACTGTCGGGGCAAAGAACCTAACCAACTTGTACAACTCGATTGCATCGTCGTACCCCAGAGACCCGGTGTTGTAGTCTGCGTCCACGCGCAAAGATTGTTGCGTAGAAATAACATCGGTAATGGTAGTGTGCGGGTAGTTCTCCACCTTCTCATCCACAATGTTCCAGAACAACTCGCTGAATCGGCGACGTCCTATCTGTAATGAGTTCATTTTTTAGCCTCTCTTTCGGTTAACATAGCGTCTGCGTAGGTATACGCAATTCGTGCTGCTTCCTCGGGGCGCATGACAATCCCATGCGCTTGAATCAATGCGTTAAGACTGTAACCAGCCATGTAATCACGCAAAGTCATGCCATGCCCCCACCATTTAAGACGGTCGCCCTCCAACTGTGGGAAGGCAAACTCGTTCTTGGGTCTCATGCTGCTTTCTCCCTAAACCAAAACGTAGCCACCCATTTCTCCCCTCTCATAACGGGAAGCCCTGCGTGTAATGTCTTAGTTGAAGGATGCGGCCTGTCATAACTAAAAAACACAGCGTTACCTTTCTGGGCCGCAACCTCCAGACCGATATCAGTAAAGCCTGTGCCTCCACCTTCTTCTGGCGTGTTGAGATAAAGCAAGACCGTTCCCAAGCGTTGCCCTGCTCTCTCGGTTAGTTTCTCTGCGCTCTTTGTATCTGGCCGAAAATAATCATAGTGAGAGTCGTACCGTCCACCCGGAAAGTAGTGCAGCACCTGAATACTCTCGTGATGTTTAGGTAGCCAATCAAACATTTTTACCAGCCTGTCTTCTATCTGCGCGATCACTGGAGTTTCGGACAGGCTAAAAAACATACCTTCGCTAATCCTTCCTTCGCTAGGAACATTCTTACCTGTGTCGCCATCTACGACGGACGAATCCTTCAGCCTTGGACGGGCCAACTCAATCAGCAAATCGCACTCGTCATCACTAAGCAAGTTAGAGAAAACGTGGATAGGTGGGGTCTTCAGAGACATAAGTAATCGTGTATTAGCAGGTATGTCCTTTAGTTTAGGGACGATGTTTGCTATTCCGATTTCTTCCTTCTCTTGCAGCACATACTCAATGACACCACGAGCGATCTTTATAGGCCACCCTGCTTCAACCATTGAATCCACCATTGACTGCCTAGAACAGCCACGGTCAATGTTACTGAGTACCCACTCTCTCCATGCGTCACTGAACGCAGGCGTGTTCACGCAGACTTCCTCGCCGTGATTTCACGGTTCAGATACCACATAGCCTTCTCAAGATCCTGCACAGGATCGGAGTCCTTCCTACCGGCACGGCTCACATACTTGATAACATTGCCCAGTCGGTAGTTCAGATCCTTCGCTTCAATAAAATCTATCGTCTCAACGCCACCGGCCTTGTAGTGTGCAGGGTGGTTGACGGGATCGGGCTTCGGGAGCAACGCCTTTAGTTCAGCCTTGGTAATCTGCGCCGCTTCGACAATCTTCGACGGCTTATTCTTAGCGTTATTGTCAGTCCACCGCACGTAATACACGTACTGCGGCTTTACCTTTACCAACTTTGCGATTGTGCTGATCGACTTGCCCGACTTCAGAAGGGACAAGATTTTTGCTTTCTTTGACATGATCTAATAACTCCTTGCGTAGGTTTACTACGTTTGTTTCATCGACTACTAATGCGACTCCACCCGCTTTGCGGATGTCATCGTGGTTCTTCAACTGAAGCGCGGTGGGCTTACCACCGTTTGCCTTACACTCTATACCATAAAACAACCCCGCGATACAAATAATAAAATCCGGTACGCCCGAAGAAGCGAAACCAGTTCCCATGGGCATCGTGTAGTAAGCACCGATATCATTCAGCACTTCCTTCACTTTCTTTTTGACTCTTCCTTCCGGTGTCAAGTTCCGCTCCTCCAGATAGTTCCTTCAAATATTCATCAGATAAAATAATTTGGTACATGGAATCACCGACAAGCCAGCCGACCTCACGTAGAGCATCAGAACACATCTGCGGCTCTTGAAGACGGTTGTTCCCAACAGAATGAATCAATACAAGTTTCTCTTTAATTAGTTCAGGCAAAGTGTCGAGCGTAAATCGTCTTATGTAATCTTTACCCACGTATATAACAAACTCGTAGTAACTCACTCGGTGCATCCACACCGCATGATGATTCTCCAAGTACCCGTCTTTGATGGGATACAGTGAGGCACTAACGTCTAATAGACTCATACATAATTACCTCACATCGGGAGCAGCAATACTTTGGCAGAGTGAGGATTACCCCAAAAACGCGCCGCACCCATCTCCGGCCAGAAATAATTGCCGCACTCAGTAAAAAGATCACCGTCCGTCGCTCGGTGTGCCTTGAGCATGGCAATAGAGTATTCCAACTCACCCTTCAACGGTTCAGGAATACAGTCGTACGACTTGTACCATTTAAATTCTACCTCTGGCTTGATGTACTGATACGGAGTCTGACTGTGAGCGCGTGTGTAAGGCAGACGCCCCTCCGTAACATACTTGTCCAGTGCTGCACGCACAGGCTCGGGGCTGATCGCGCCCAGTACCACGCCGTCATTGATGTCCGTGATGTAGACCCACTTGTCACCGTCAAAGAAGTCATAACTCTTCTTGATAGAGTCTTTGAATTTATTTGTGCTCTCTTGGTAGTCCCTTATCACAGAGTCAAGTCTCATCTTACATTGAGACGGTATATCTATAAGTGAAATATCACCCATGTACGCCCTAACTAGCAGCGTAGTCAACTCAGAGTCAAGCGAACTAATCTCTGGCCGTCCATTGACCCTGCGACCATTCAAATTGTCTATAAAGTCATCGGCGAACTCTCGTACCAAGTAGTTAATTTTATCCTGCGCGTTTCTTACGGCAGATTCAAACAGCCCGAAATTAGGATGTGATGAGCCTTGTCTAAGTTTGGCTTGCACGTACTTGGGATTAATAGACGACAGCAAAGCCTTGCTAGGATTACGGTCAAGGTTGTTCCAAGGTGTATATGCCGTAAACTGCTGACCTGTTGCGGTCAGTCTTGCGATACTCATGCCAAGCGGTGAGACAAGGTTCAAAGCACCCACCGATCCGTCACCGTTAAACATTACCGTACCGATACGCAACTGCTTCTCTGCCGTGTTGTACATCGTAGCGGCAATCGGAAACAGACTACTGGCAAGGATCTTTTGCTTGGTAACAGCGTCGTGCTGCCCTTCGATGAAAAGATCTTCAACGTTAAACTTAATCTTACTGGTTCTAGCCATGATCAATTACCTCTTGTTGATAAGTCCGAAACACCGTATCAAATGATACGCTTAGGCTTTCATCACCACGCGCTTGCCCCCACTTGGCGGCACAAACTCTTCGCGCCCACCTTCCTTGATGATCCAGATAGCCGGGATGTTTGTATTCCATATCACGGGATCTTCCACGTACCCGTCAGTGAACACCACCATGCAATCTGCGTTAAGATTATTCTTAACGATGTAGTCACTGACGCATCTGGCACGGGTACCGCCACCACCCATGGGCTTGAGCATACGACTGACCTCTGAGTAGTTACCCTCAAAGACCTGCTCACCATGCACCTCGGTGTCCCACCAAAGAATCCGTATACGTTCGGGCGGCAGGGTATCGCACAGTTCTTGGATGCGGGATGCAACCTTGGCAATGTCTGTGTTGTCGATAGAGCCGGATGTATCAATCGCCAGTATCACCTCACCGATCGTCTCGTTGATCGCACTTGGCAAATAGATATCATCAGCGACACGACGCTTGTTGAACTTACGCCATGTGTACTCATCGGCCCCACGTACATGGGCAGTCCAAAAGTCTTGTAGCACCTCGCGCCAGTCAATCTCGGGCTGCATCAGATCCTTGATGACACGCGGAATCTTGGCACCGAATCTGCCTGCCAACGTCCCACCTTGGTGGATAGCCTCATCAACCTTCTGCGTAATCTTCTCCAGATCGCCCGGCTCCATGCCTTGGACAAGATCTTCTCCATGTTCATCGAACGATTCTTGGGGGCGCCCACCACCCTTGCCCTGCTCCTGCTCCTTCTTCAGATACTCGTACACCCTACGGACAGACCACTCGTGGAACATGGGATCGTAGAAACAATCCTTGGGCAACTTGCACAGAGTCTTGTCTTGGATGTTCATGATGATGTCATTCACCACGTAGTCCATGGCAATGTTGGCGAGCCTGCCGTTCTCCTTCATCAGATCCTTGTGACGGGGAATATGCTTGAGCATCACGTGTAAAGTCTCATGCAAGACAATCGCACGGATCTCTTCATCGGTGAGTTTCTCCATGAAGGCCCGACCATACCGTTTGTTCAGCCCATCGGTGTAAGCCGTAGGACAGTCGGCAGGGTTGTCCACAACAGAAGTCTCACCCATCAAGATCACACCACCATACAGACAAGTCTCTGGATGACGGATCAACTTGACGTTGGCCTTCTTGAGCCGTGTTTCAAAATCCACTTCGCGCATGACTGCGTTCATACTGTTACCTCCTACTAGTTAGACCACCCATCAGACCAGAAGTTCAATGTTCTTCATGCCCCACTGACGCATCTCGTTGTTGTTACGCGCCAGTCGTGCCGTGCGCTTGGATTCAAACGCCATGGAGTAAAAACAATTCTGAACTTCTTCGGACTTGATACGCGCAACAAACTTCATAAACGCAGTCAGTTCATCCTGCGTCTCGATCACATCCACTGCACTGAACATGGCGTGGAACAGCACTGCCGGACGCTCTGGAATCTGGATGTTGTCGGGATCAGATAGAATGTCCTGCACCTTGACCCACTCCCTTTCCATCGCCATGAACGCCGCCACGGATTCTGCAAACGCCCCACCACAGAGACCTGCGAGGGCTGCCTGCGTCACGTACTTGCCTAGTTTGTTAGTGTTCTCCACCACCTGACTCGCACCGACCAGAGACCGAGGCGTAACGAACGATGTAATGGGCTTGGCCGGATCGAAGATGTACGGATTCTGCTCCTGCCCACCGTCAAGATAACTCGCAAGACACGAGGGATTCATAGCCACCCAAGCACGAATGATGCGGGAGATATTATTATCCGTCGCCCACACACCCCATCTCTTGGCATCGGGCTTGCGTACATTGATCACACACAGGCGGTTCAGTACGTGCGCCGACAGGGTATCGCCCACACCATCAGATGTATTATTACCCGTTGCGAACACGATAGACCCAGCAGGCAATTTCACATCACCGACCGTGCGCTCCAGCATCAGCCTAGTAAAGATGACTTGTAGAAGTTTATTGGCCTTGCTGATCTCGTCCAACATGATGATCTTGGGCTTGGGGCTATCCAGACGGAACAGTTCGGACACGTAGGATTCCAAAGTCTTAGTCGTGTGGTTCGGAATCCGCATTACTACGTCCGACACATCCATCACCGGGCAGTCTGCGTAGATATAGTCATAGTCCTTGCCCATGACCGTCTCCAGATTCTTCAGCACTGTTGACTTG